ATTAACAATACTTGGTGTTGTATTAACTTCTATATCATCAGGAGTAGTTCTAGTAGCTTTAAGTTCTTCTACAAGGTCATCTACTTGCTTGTTACTAGCACTCATACCTTCTGCTTCTACTTCACCATAAGCTCTTTCAAGCTCGTTCAATGCTATGTTATTAGCTTCGTTTTCTTTTATCTTAATAGCCTCATCAGCAGTTCTAGCTTGAGGCTCTGGCATTAATCTTTGTTTAACCTTAGCTAATTCAGCAGCCATTAAATAACTTCTATAACTATTCTCATCTCTAAGGAATAAATGCTGACTAGGTGTTATATCATTAAAAGATTCTCCTAGTATTCCTTCATAGTTTTTATAGAAACTTTTAAACTCATTACTTATCTTACCTTCTTGCCAAACTATATGACTAACATTGTCTTTTACAATAGACTGTACAGGTATGTCATCTCTAACATTAGGTAACTTTAAGTTTTTAGCTTGCGCTAATGTAATTACTTTATACTCTACCCCGTCTTTTAGTTCAGGAAAAATACGAGTATTATGTTCAGTATAAATCTTATGTGCTGCTTTTTTAACTCTATTTATTTCTTCAGCAGGGTACAACGCATCTACTGTTTCTGAAGCAAATTCTTTATTAGCAGGCTTAACAGGAGTTTCTTTCTGTGCGTTCTGTACCATTGACTTGTAATCAATTCTATCACCACCAGCCATTCCTCTTTTAACTTGTAACTCTTGTGCTTGTTTAGCTTTTAAATCTTTACTAGTTCTACCTAAGATACCTAGTCCAGCTAATATACCAAAGCCAGCACCAAAAGCTGCGCCTGCTTTAACTTGATTACCTTTAACACTACCTTGATTAAGTTTACTATAAGCAGCTTCATAACCAGCACCTATAGCCGAACCACCTGCAACTCCTGTACCCATCTTAGCTAATCCTCTAAGGGCAGCAGGTTGTATATTGTTTAATTTATTAAGAGTAGTAGCTACAATTCTACTACCTTGAGCTGCTCCTGAACTACCTCCTGTAATAGGAGAAGCTAACAAAGCTAGTAAAGTAATAGGCAAGTCTTTTATAATTTCTGCTGTAAATACACCACCTACATAAGAAGGGTTTTGTTTAAACAATTCTATTAAAGCGCCTAATGCTGCTTCATCTTCAGTATTTACACCCCATCTTTCGTTAAAACTTTTACCGTTTGTATCTATAACAGCGTCTAAGTCGCCACCTTGAGTATCAAATACATGTTGCAAATCTCTAGTTAAGGCAGTATTTCTATCTACCATTTCTTTATAATCTGCGCTTTCTATTTCATTTAATTTTCTATGCTTAGCTAATTCTTCATATTCTTTTATAGCCTTATCTAGTTCATTTTTACCAAACTGTATACCATTTCTTTGTATGTACCACTTTCTTTGACTATTATCACTAGCAGCTTTACTAGCTAAAATACCAGATAAACCAGAAGTAAACCAAGAGCCTACACTATTATGTCCACTAAGAAAACCACCTACAAAACCTGAATTATCTTCAGGTAAGTAACGAGCCATCTCAGCTTCAAACTGTGCCTCTCTTTGTGCTACTGTTCTATAAGCCATTTAACTGTCTAAGTCGTAAGGAATACTTGCAAATAAATCTTCATTATTAGTACCTGAATAAGTAACACTACTTTCTATTCTGCTTCTGTTTTCTTTATAGTAAGCTACAGGATTTGCTACAAACTTTGCTAACTCTTCAGGAGGTTGTGACAAAAACCAATTTAAAGCTGATGAGTCCATGCCAGTAATTTCTCCAGTACCAAAAGCTGGTCCTGCTATCCAAGCAGAAACAGCATCTTCAGCATTTTCAATAGCTAATCTATCTTGAGGCATAAAAGCTTCTATGCCTAAATTAAATAAACTCTGTTTAACATCTTGTAACTTTTGTTTTATTTCGTTTGTAGCTTTATTCTTTTTATAAGCTTTTGTAAAGTTACTATCATTTTCATTAACTTCATCAGCTGCATAAACAGTTGTGTCAGCAGGTGGTGGGTCTATTAAATCACCTCTTACTGTAGACTCTGCTACAGTAGTATCTTCACTAGTATCTAGAGTTAATCCTGCTTTTGCATAAACTCCTTGATTTACAAATAAATCTCGCTTATCTCCAACATAAGCTTTTAATGCTGTTATGTAAGTACCTGAGCCTTTATCTCCAACATCATCTTCAATTGCTTTAATAGCGTCTATCATTGTAAGCACTTTTGTAGGCTTAAAATCAACCCTTTCAGCAGTAAGAAAAGCATGTATAGCTGCTCGTTGCCCTGTGTTACTTACATCAGTTTCAAACTTTCTTATTAAAGCTGGACCGTAAATAACTTTTGCTCTTTCTAACTTAGCATTATCTGTTTGTATTTGAGTATTAACAATAGCAGCTTCTGCTTGTTCTTGCTCTAATATTTGTTTTGTTAACGCAGCAGCTTTCTCAGGATTAACTTGTCTAATTCTAGCTATAGCTTCTTCTCTTCCTTCTTTAGTAGTAAAATTAGAAGTATCGTATATTTCTTTTAGTAAGTCTTCCTCATCTTGAAAGCCTGCTAGTTTACCTATACCTTGAAGCATGCCACCGTAGCCAGCAAATGCTCCTAACATTGGTGCATTTGTATAGCCTTCAGAAGTAGCTACTCTTACATCAGCTGGGTTAAAATCAAACATTCCCATTATTTTCTCCTATAAGTTTGCTCGTACAGCAGCAGGTGTTTGTCCTGCGCCACCATATTGTTTTGCAGTACCATAACTTCTAGTGCCTTGAGGTTTATAATTTTTAAAGCTATTAGCAGCTTTAGCTAAACCGCCATATCTACCCATAGTCATATTAGCATTAGTTAAAGCAGCTCCAGATAAATATCTAGAACCTAACATAGCTGCCTGTGAAAGCATACCTCCAGTTTTTACTCCTAGTTCAGCATAAGCTAAAGGTTGTTGTCCTAGTACAGTAGCATTAGACACATCTTCTGCTATTCTACCTCTATATCTATCTATCATATCCTGTACTCTATCGCTAGCTGATTGTCTAACTTGTAAATTAGTAGTACCTTGAGCTTCTCTTAGTCCTTGCATTTGACCCATACCACCAGTAGAACCTAGCATACCTCTAGCTATTAACTGAGCATCTAAAGCTTCTCTGTCTGCTTCTTGACCCGGAGCAAGTAAAGCCATCTGCTGGTCATAGTATCTGTTTTCTGCTGTAAGTGGGTCAGCCTCTATACCTGCTAAATATCCTCTATTAGCATCGGCAGAAGATATCATAGCATCTTGCTGCTTTTGGAAAGTTTCAGATAAACCTAATCCTATAGCCTTACCTTCATTATCAAACTTAACACCACCAAGCGAGCCAGCTACATTATAAGGATAAGAACCTTCTAAAGCATATTTAGCTGCTGCTTCTTGTCCTGCTTGATTCTCTGCTGCTGCTTTTGTAGCTCCTTTAGCTTGTAGCGCACTTCCTATTGCGCCTGCTATTAAACTCATTGCGTCTGCCATTTTATTCTCCTATGCTGTGCGTTTCCACATATATACTACGATATATGGTTGTAAGTTGTTGTGTGCGCCACCACCACCTGTTGAATCAGATGTAACTGTGCCAGTAACATTACCACCTGTCTGAACACCTTCACCTGAACCACCGCTTGCATTATATTTATCCACAGTATGAGTGTGAGCAGGCAATTCACCTGTAGATAGTGTATGTGTTTCAGCACCACCAGTTGCAGCTAAAGTATCAAATGTACCACTAGAAGCCTTACCTACTAAAACTCTACCTTCACCAAAAGCGACCCAAGTTCCCATACCTAACAAAGAAGCAGGGTTTGTAGCAACTGCCATATTAGTGTAAATAGAACCTACTGGATATACAATTGCATTAATTGCTGCTGCGTCTAAAGCTGCGACTGCTGTTGTAACAAAAGCTGTACTTGCTGCTTGTGTTGTATTTGTTCCTGCTGAAGCAGTAGGTATAGTTGGAACTCCAGTTACAGTAAGTGTTCCACCTATAGTTGTATTACCTGCTACTGTAACATTATTTGCAGCAAAATCTTCTCCACTATCACCATTAGTATCAGCTTTAGAATTAACTGCTGTTCTTATTGTTGTAAATTCAGTATTAAAGTCAGAGCCAGATATTACTTTCGCAGCATCACTATCTGAGAGAGCATCTTTTCCTGACCAATTGACTGCTAAAGTATAATCACTCATCGTATTTTTCCTTGTAAAGATATAATTGACAAATCTTGAATAGAAGCATCAAAGCCATTAGATACAATATTCATGTTTATTTTTAATGTTTTAGCTCTACCTGTTAATGGAGTCTTATACTCTTGTAATCCATAAATAGGTGTATACTTAACATCGCCCCATAAAGAAGAAGCTGCTCCATATAAAGCAGTAGTACTAGTAGCAGCAGGATTTAAAGCTATTTCAGTAGTCCTAGAAGAACTCATACTATAATCTGTATACCATCTAACACCTAATGTAGCTCCTGAACCGCCTTCTAATACTAATATTAACTTTTTTAATATAGCAGAAACTACTGCATCACCCATAGGTATCCATATAGAACTAACATCAGCGGCAATAGGAGAATTAGTATAACTAGCTGCCGAACTAACCCAAGCCAAATCCGTATCAAAATAACCTTCATAGCCTGCTATTCCACCATCTTTCTGTCCTACTAACAAACCAGAGTATAACTCTGTTTGAATCATACTAGCTGGTTCTCTATCACTATTAAAACTCCATGTAGTTACACGAGGTGCTTGATTAGGAGTTATATGTTTAAAATCAAAAGCGTAAGTAATATTCTTTTCTGTAAAAGTGAGAATATAGACACCTTCATCTTCTAAATAAACAGATTTAACAGCAGTACTTTGTCCTATATTTCTTATTATAGTGTCTTTTATATTAACACTATAGTCAGTTAAAGGTACTTTGTCTTTTTCAGTAGTACGGTTAAGTGAGCGCAGTCCTGTAGCAGAAAGAAATACTAAATCATCTCCTACTGCTTGTACCGAATCTCTATTAACTAAACCTACACCACTAATAACTTCATTTAATGACATGTTAGTTACATCGTCAGGGTTGTCATATATAGCTATATTGTTTTTACCGAATATAACTAACTGTCCAAAGAAAGGAGCAATGTTTACTATTTCATCATTATCCCAAACTTTCTTTAAATCTAATAATCCTGAACCTGTGCCTGTGTAATCATCTCCATCTAATAAAACAGAGTAATACATTACAGCTTTGTTTTCTGTTACTCCTCCTACAAACATTCTACCATAAAAACCCATGCCACAGCTAGGGTCAAATGTAGTTAATCCAGAAGGTTTAGTACTATTGTTAAACGCTGCCCATCTAGAACCAGCACTTAAAGCACCGTCATATCTTTGAGGTACTATACCTGCATGAAAACAATGTAACCTTTCATTAAAGTTTATAAATTGCCAATTGCCTGTACTGTTAGCAACGGTATGCTTAACATCAGCACCACTACTAGGAAAAGCAGCATCAGGAGATGTAAAGTCAATTGTGTAAATACTAGTACCATGACTAGCAAATATTTTGTTAGTTCCAGCATCGTTATGCTCCACCATAGAACCTATAGCTGTACCACTAGGAACTACTTTTTGTTTAAATCCTTTTCTAAAAGATATTCTACCTGACTCTCTAAGCATTACATTATCAGCAGTAGTAAGAAAAGAAGCATCTAAAGATGAAGGGTTATATTGTGTATTTAAACCATTAACACCTAAATTAGTTAAAGATTGATATGCTAGTTGTTTAGCCATTAGTGAATATTTCCCATAAACCAATCTGATTCAAACTGAGTATTACCTGCATCCATCATAATAGCTTGTGAAATAGATGAAGCTGCTTCTTGTGCTGCTATAGATGACTGTGTGCCACCATCTTCTCCACGCTCAGATAAAGCTCTAGCATAAGCTCCTAGTATTAAAGGCTTTGTAGGTATCTTAACAACTGTACTAGCAGTAGTAAGTGCATCTTGATACTTTACTATGTCAAAAGAAATAGTTTCAGCCTTGTTAGGTGTAGGAGATAAATCTACTTTAAGGTTATTAGAGCTATCTGCTCCGTTAAAACCATAGTAATGAGGTTCTCCTGTAGAAGCTGTAGGGTATCTTTCTCTATTAAGATAAGCTCTACTTACTTGTAATAATTCATTACCTGTAGCATTATTAATTACATCTAATATTTTAAACTCTTGTCCTGAACTTAAGCTATAGTTTTTAGTATCTGCTACTGTAGTTATATTAACAGTTTCCCTAAGTATCTGCCAATCATGGTAAGACTCTATACTTCTTTTAGCGTCATTGACCAAAGCTCCTATAACTTTATTGTAATCAGATACTGTGCTACTATCGTTAATAGAACCACTCCAATCAGAAGCAATAGGTGTTTCTCTTAATCTTATTAATACTTCGTTTATTACTTCTCTATATGTCATTTACTTCCCCTTAGCTAATTGCGCACCAAAATAGAACTCTATTATCATTGTTGCCCATTGGAATACTTCATCAAACTTTAATACAGCACCTGCTTGTACAGTTACATAGTCCATTGTATCAGGTGTTAGCTGTATACCTAGTAGGCTAGCTCCTTCAATTACTGTAGGTATTACTGTAGGTACATTAAAAAACACAGGAGCTATCTGTGTAAAGATAATCAAAGCTAATATAACTAGGATAATAATCCTTCTATTCATAGCAGCCATTGGACTTTCTTTTTGTGCCATTGACCTAGCTTGGTTGATAGAATCATTTCTAACTTGTAGGTTTTCTATCATCATCTTTTGTTGTTCCTGTGCTGCTTGACTTTTTAAAGCAAACAACTTAGCAACAAAGCCTAAAGCTATAGGTGCTATATTTGTTAAAAATCCTATCATGCTACTAACCTCAATAAATTAAACATACCTACTTCAGAAGCTAAAAAGTAAGCGAACCCTCCATAAATAAAATACCTGATTTGATTAAGCATATTAAATATCTTTTGTATCTTATCATTAGTGTCGTCAATCTTACTAAAAAGCTTAGCTATCTGATTAGAATGTTTGTCTAATTGTAACTGTACTCTTTTGTCATCCATTACTTTTTAAACCCTTTCTTCATTTTAGCGTAAGCTTTCTTAGTAATAGTTGAGTTTTTCTTACTCCTGCTAATACCTTTCTTTTTACGAGCATTAATGTTAGCGTATAGTCCTTTTTTAGCCATTACCACTTACTCTTGTTTGCCCAGTAAGCAGCACTCATCTTACCTTTAGATATATTTTTAGCATGTCTAGCTTTAAAAGACTTACGCCTAGCTTTCTGTGCTGCTGTTTTAGGATTACTACCTGCTCCAGATACTCCTTGTTGTCCGTATCTAATAGTCTTAATCTTACTACCTTCTTTAGCTACTACTACATGACTTTTAGTCTTGTGGTTAGGAGTACGCTTAGGTTTGTTATACCCAGATACTCCTGCTTTTTTAAGCCTTGAATCAGCCATTACTTCTTACTCTTCTTAACTGCTTTCTTCTTAGCTGTTTTTTTCATAGGCGGTCTACCTTTTTTGCTTCCGTATGTTCCCGGTCCGTATGGCATATTATTCTCCTAGTTTGCTAATGGGTTATCTAACGCTCTTTGTAACTTTGCGTTTACTCTTTCTTCTACTTCTTTTATTTTTCTATCAGTATCTGAATATAAAGCATCTCTTCTAGCATCAAATCTTTCTTCTGCTGCATCAATAGTTTCATCTATTTCATCTTGAGAAGAATTAACTTTATCTTCCAGCCTTTCCATTAATTGCTCTTGTCGAGCTAAGTCATCTTTTAAATCATTCTTAATTGACCTAGTATAATCTTTAGCTATTTCAACTGAGTCACTTAAACCTATTAAAGTTTCTTCTATAACTGCTAGTTCTTGTTCTATACCTGTTAAGTCAGGAGCAGTATAAGAAGCTATCTTAGCTTCCATATCTAGGTATCTTTGATATATCTCAAAGCCACCCCATAGAACACCTACAATTGTACCTAAAAGAGGCAATATAAGCAATGCTTTACTACCTCCTACCTTAACTCCTGCGTACTCTATTTCTGCCATTGTAAGTCCATTAGCTTTTTATGTAGTATTTCATTAGCAAGTCCGTTCCTTAAACCTCTTTTGTTATCTGGTATATCTTTGTCAAGGTATATACTCCTATCTTCATAAAAAACACCATCAACTAAAGAGTAACTGTAGTTGCTAAACCCTGCGTTGTAGTTAAGTAGTGCTAAAACAAGGCTTTGTAGCTTCTGTTGCTCTTCTAAAGATACTGCTTTACCCATATCAGCAGCTAAATTCTTTAGTTTATTACTTATAATCTCTCTCATTTTCTCTTTTTTGCTTTGTTCTTTCTTTTTTTCTACAAGTACAGGCTCTTCTACTGCTGCTACCTCTACTATTTCTTCTTGTTGAGGCTCTTCTGTTGTTTGTTCTTCTTGTACGGGTTCTTCTTCTTGCTCTTGCTCATCGAGTTCTTCCTCTTCTGGCTCTAAAAACTCTTCTAATTCAGCTTCTATCTCTTCTATTAACTCTTCTTGAGATAGTTCTTCAAACAAATCTTCCATTTCAGGTAGTGCTTCTTCTAATGTAGTAGCAGTAAGTGTGTAATTTTCCAAAGGTTCTATGTCTATTACTTCAAATACTGGAGGTTCTTCTATTACAAATACTTGTTCTACTGGTTCTTCTTCCCAAACTTCTTCTTCCTCTTCTACATACTCTTCTATGTAAGCATCACTAAAGCCATCACATCCGTAATCATACAAAGGGTCAAGCTCACATTGTTGATTGTACACATTATCAGCATATTCTTCTGGATAGTATAAACAACTGATATGACTGTCTGGTACTACGCTGCATACACTTTCTCCATTTGCTATCTCTACTGGGTCATCTTGTTGACTATTCCAAAAGATTGCTCCATTAGTAGGATGATTATAAAACCATTGTTCATACTCACCTTGACTTAAATCTCCAACTATTGCTACTGTTACTGCGTGGTTATTTATTTGTACCTGCTCATAGTTTACATCTATGTTACCCATTGGGTATATTGTCAGGTCAAATGTATTACTT